TGCTTCCAGTTTAGTTGATAACGACAACTTACAAGAAGTTGCGTGATAAAGCGTTTTTCCATCGAAGGAAAATCGAAGGTTTTTACCTTTGTAAATTGTTGAAACTGCCATCTTTTTTTTATTTATTAATTTATAATTGTGTAACTGATGTTTCCGAACTAAATGATGAATATTGACCATCAACCGCTTTCGCTCTTATTTTCCAAAGATTTGTTGCCCCTGAAGTTTGTGATTGAATTAATTTTGATGATGTGTCGCCTGTGTCGTAATTAAAATAAGTGCCGTTTTTATAAAATTCATATCTTTCGATATTAGTATTCAACGTGCCACCATTATAGGTTGATCCAGTAAAGCTTAATAAAAATTCCGTGGCCGTTATTCCTGAAACCGATAAAGCCGAAGGTGCCGTTGGCGGATTTCCATCTAAAGTAACATTCGCCACCGTTTTATTCCCGGTTCCACCAGCATTTGTCGCTGAAACTGTCATCGACATTGTTCCAGTTGATGGCGTTCCTGATATTAAACCGGTCGATGTATTAATTGATAATCCAGCCGGCAATCCGGTTGCACTGTAAGAAGTAGGTGAATTTGTGGCATAAATTTGATAACTAAATGCAACACCACTAAAAATATAAGCAGAAGCACCCGAAGTGATAAAAGGCACAGCAGGAAGCACAACAGTTGCAGCCGTTTGTGTTAAATCACCATTCCCTTTAAAACTAAACGAACCTGTGACACTGTTTCCAGTTTCGGCAGTAACATCACTTGATTCGATATATACATTTCCTGAAAGAACAAAATCATCTGTGATTCCCGTAGTGAACTCAACCGCAATTTGCGCACCAGCTAATTGCAAATCAATTAAATCCATAAAATCGTTTTGTGTAGATCCAATTCTATTTGCCACAAGTGCATCAGCAGATAAACTCCATTCATAGTTCGAAGGTGTCGAAACGGTTCCGTTTGTGTCTTTGGTAGCTATTGCTTCCAGTTTTGTACTAATCGAAAATTTACACGATGTGGCGTGATACAATGTTTTTCCGTTAAACGAAAAGCGAAGGTTTTTACCTTTATAAATTGTTGATGCCATTTATTTAATTTGTACTAAAATTTATTATTCCCACAAACGATTGGTTTTCTTCAATAAAATCAATCGATGAATTTTGCCATTGGTAATTGTTTTTACCATCAATCACAGCCTTCATTGCATCTGTAAATTGTGCGCATTTTTTATATTCTTTTGGTCCATACCAAAAATACAATTGGACCGTTCCAGCGGTTCCATCATAAGAACTAATGGATTGTTCGGTTATTCTATATGTAGCGAAAGGAAACGCTGTTTCCGGTAGTGCTACAATTGGCGAAAGCTTTGCACCCATTGCCGTGGTGAACACGGTTTGTGTGGCTAAAAAAGCAGATAAACCTTCGGATATTTCAAGCATATTATTTCAATTTATCGATTCGGCGTTGCATAAAATTTGCCATTCGGCGTTCAGCATCAGCTGTGACAATTCCTTTTGTTGAATCATAAGCATTCGCCAGGAACGGATTTCCAACGGTTCGGGATTTTACACCAGCAGCATTTGCCCCTTTTGTATGTTTACGCTTGAACCCTTTATTGTAAATATTGATTCCATCGTGAACGAAATTTGCATACCAACCTTTGTTCGGTCCTTTTGCCCTTGCGCCAACATACACTGTTGGATTGTTATTTTTACCGGTAATAAATCCCAAAGATTTTTTTAAGTTCCCAGGCGATATTGTCACGCCACGTGCTTTATGTATTTTCTTTGAAATTGGTGCCAGTACTTTTGCTGTTGATAATGTAGGTTTTGCAATTTGCCGAAGTATCAAAAGCATTTCGCGCTTTTTATCTTTGTCCGATCCTAAAAGAATAATTTTTCTTTTTAGTTCTTCAAAACCTTCAACTTCAATTGCTAATCCAGCCATTATTCATAATCTTTTACCAATATTTCCAAGTACTTTTTTCGGCCTATTTCTTTGATGTGATATACATCGTATTTTTTTGAATCATCAATCACAATCAATGAATTCGCTTTTTCTTTGACCGTTACATTGTACCGGATGATGTAGGTCCTATTTATTAAATGCCTTACTTTGCCTTCAATATCTTCATTTCCTGAAACATCAGTCATTTGCGCATAAGGACTTGCCACAACAGCTTCGGTTGTTTCTTCTTCACCAGTTGAATTCCGTGTTTTTACGTTTTCAACTATTGAAATCAATCTGTCCATTTGGCCAATGAAAGGTGTTTTTTCCATTAGTATCTTTTATAAGGTCTTAATAAAGCCATTGCAGTAGTGCCAAACACTTCAGAACGATCTTCACGGCGTTCGTACATATCAGCGACTTGCAACAATATGGCTTGCAGTATTGGTTTAGGTGTTTTATTTACTAAAAACCCTACTACAATTGTAATCGTCACCGCATCGAAACGATCAGCAACTTCAGGTGTGTCATTTACAAATCGAAGCGAATACACTTTGTCATTCAGCTTTGTTAATTTGTAAAGTGTATTACTCATTGTTACTTCAGCAGATCCATCAGCAGGATAATATTTTACGGTAGTAATACTTTGCATCGGAAACGCTTCAAACTCGATAGGCGAATCAAACGAATCCATTGAAAGCACCATATCCTTTTGCTGGATGTGGCCACCTATAAAATTTTCGGAAGCAATTACAGCCGCATCAATATAAGCCTGTATTAAATCATCTTCATCAGTGAAGGATGTTTCCAGGCGAAGTTGTTTTTTAGCTTTTGCCAAAGAAACAATTTCGAGTGTTGCCGGTGTAAAATTTACATTTGTAACCATAGTTTTTTATTTTATAAACTCACCAAAACCGCTTTCAACGATTTCGTTGGCTTGTGCTTCAGGAAGTTCAAGAATTGCACCTTCGTTTTGCGGTAATAAAAACTTACCAGCTAACGATTTTAAAACCTTTATTTTAATAAATCCCGGCGTTTCCACCGGGATTGATTTTTTAACCTTTGCCATCTTATGCAGTTAAGAATTTGCTTATTGCAAACGCTTTAGGATTTGCGATTTGCATATCAGCGTGTGTGTTCAATGTCAAACGAATACTGTCAGATAGATCAGCACTGTAAGGATTCACTTTGATGTTGATTGCACCCCATTGACCGATTGTCATTTGTGACCAATCACCATAAATAAGCGGTTGATTTGCACCTGCTGCTAAAGCTGGAACCAAAGAAGTAGAAACTGCATTGATACCATCTAATTGATCATCAGCAAAAACAAAGATTCCTGATCCAGCATCTTTCTTGATTTGTTTTAAGAACGCTTTCAATTTAGGATTCAATAAATATCCAAGTGATTTATCAGTTGCATCTTGTGCTTCGATCAACGCTTGTAACTCTAAACAAAGCGCATAAGTAGCAGCAGCAGAAGATGTTGTTGCAGAAGCTAAAACACCGCTATAAGACAAAATACCAGTTGGAGCAACACCACCAGCACCATTAATTGCAGCACCTTCAAGTAATTGACTGAATCCGTTTCTTAAACCTTTCATAATCATCGCTTCAACATCAACAGATGATTGCATTAACAATCTGTTTGAAATATCAACAGCACCACCGGCACGTTTCGGATTCAAAGAAGGACCAGCATAGGTTTTTTTGGCTGGTGTAATTGCAGCACCTTCCGCAAGAAATTCCATTGCAAAATCAGAAGCAACAATCAACGGAACATCACCACCAGTTAAACCAGTAATAAAGTTAGCACCCAAAGCTTCCAAGAAAAGTGTTGGTCTTAAATTATCAACAATTTGTGGCGCACCATTTTGAACCAAAGCACCACCATAAGAACCTGAATCTTGTGACACAGTTTGTTGTGTAGCACGCATAAAAGAAAGCGGCAAAGCAAACGAAGCTTCAACACCGGTAACACCAGCAGCGCGGTTTTCAGCAGTTCCCATTTCGTGAACTTCTTTTTCGATACCATCAAGGATTTGTCCAGGTGCAGCTAAACGAATAGCGCGAACAATAGAAAATCTTTTTTCGATTTTTTTCACTTCTCTTTCTTCAGAAGTTGAAGCAGCAGCACCAGCATTTGAAGCAGCAAAAGCCAATTCGTTTGCTTCGAATTTTTCAGATCTTGTGATGTTTACATCAAGCGATTCGATTTCGCTTTGCAATACATCAAATGATGCGTTTTCAGCATCTGTCAATTCACGGTTTGCAGTTTTAGCAGCAGTAACCAGTGTTCTTTGAGCATCCAACTTTGTGGCACGCTCGATTTTTAAAGAATCGGATTTTTTCATTTGTTTAATGAATTTGAATTAATAATTAATTGAGCATCACGCGTTGAACGTGTTTTTGTTACCGGTGCATCAACTGCCGGTGTTTCTTTTATGATTGTGGCGCGAATCGCTTCCATTGTTTCATCGTTTCTTTTTAAGGCATCCGGATTAGAACCCATAGAAACAATGGACCATTCGTATAATTCAGATGAATCAAAATACAATACTTCAGGATCTTCGCCAGCGGCTTTTTCGCCCCAATGGCCACGCGTTGGACTTGCTCCCACACTTGCCATTCTTAATGTTCCGTTTTTTACTTTTCGCCAAACTTTTTCAGCTAGTGGATTATCTTCGGCAGCTTCGAATCGTACTGTGGCGATCAGTTGTTTATCTTCTAATCGAACCGTTGATGTTCCTAATATCATATCAGGATTATCGGATGATGAACGGTGCTGGAAACACACAATCGGGTTCGCATTATAGCGTTTCAAATCCCAACCATCAGCACGAAAAACGGTTCCATACGAATCAACCGCTTCAGTAGAAATCACGAATTCAGCTTCGCGGTTTTCTTTGTTTGCATCACTCAAAGCGCGAACTACCGCTTCACGTATTACCGGTTTATTTAGTACTATTTCCATTTGATTGTTGTTTTATAATTTCATTTGCCATTGATAAAGCTTGCATATTTACCGGTTGAAGCACTTCATTCAATCCTTCGATTGGGTTTAATTCTTCGAGTGCGCGCACTTCGTTCCTGGTCATATATCCTGAATAGATTGCCGCGGTGTAATACTCTTTCTTCATTTGAAGATCACCACGCAATAAGGAATTGATATTGAATTTGGTGTAAATAATACCAGCTTCTTTTTTGTCGAAAAGTTTGTTGTTTAATTCCTGTTCGTTTGCTACTACCGAAGGCAAAACAGAATCCTGAACGTGTTCGATTGATTGCTGGTAAATGTTTGAATAATTGGCATTGCCTAATTCTTTCAATTTATGTGGCGCAATATTCAACCAACGGCATACTTCGATCACGCCATTTTTATTCGTTTCCAGGAATTGACTTTCAACCGGTGTAATCGAAATCGATTTGTATTTCATTCCTTCATCCAGCATTGGAACACGGAATTTTGAACCGGATGACATTTTTGCAGCAAAGCCATCTTCGAGCATTTTTTTGTTTTGCGGATTTACAGCAATATCACTTTCGATAACACCATAACCCAAACCGCGATCTTTATACACTTCCTGTTGGAAGGTTTGCGAATCCAACGAGATTCCCAATTGCTTTGCAGCAAATGTGATCACTCCCACACCTACAATTCCATCGAATGTAAACCCTTTGAAATGCAACATATCATCGGCCGCAATATTTCGGGATTTGTATTTGTAAAATAATTTATCATTATTAGTATAAATCGAAACATCATCAGGATAACGAAAAATTAAGCTGGTGATTTGGCCACTAACTTTATTTCGGATGATTTCAGCAAAAGCATTTCCTTTTACGATTTTAGAATATTCGATAATTTTCCAAAAATCGAAAGCATTCATTAAATCGTTTGGCCGTTGTGAAATAAGATAATTGACCGGATGTTCAGAAAAACGATTGATTTGATCCTGTTCTTTTTTATAAACTGCTTTCGGAAGCTTTGCGATGTCGTTTGATAACTGGTTTACACCGTTGTAAAAAGCCGAAAGCATCAACGAAGTGCGTTCGTTTGCTTTGGTTCCTGAAGCAGCCGTGTCGAATAAACCCGGAAAACCAACAAAAGAAACACCACCTGAAGCATCAGATGAACGTGTGGCAAACATTGAAGAAAACGCCTGATTTAACGACATAAAAATAATTTATGTGGTAAAATTAGTATTATGGTTTATTGTGGTTGGTTTGAATTTCAAACTATTTAATTATATAGGTTTTGGGTGTTGGGTGTTGGGTGTTGGGTAAAAAAAAATCCTGATTAGATCAGGATTTTTATTTTTAGATTACGAAATACCATTCATTTTCATTTTTATGAAAAACATATTTCACCTTTTCGACCAGGACCGTTATAGTTTCCGGCGGATAGGTTTTTGCTTTTGGTAATTGGCGAATGGCTTTTGCGATGTTATCAGCTTTGAGTTTTGACATAGTTTTTTTATTTTGAACGCGGATTAAACGGATTGGTAAGGATTAATTTTGTTTGAGTTTATAGTTTTCATCTGTACATTTACAGAAAAATTGTAAATCTTTTAAAGCTAAATGATCATCACGAAAGTTTTGATCAATATATTCTTTCATCCAACTAATTGAAATATTTGATTTAACTAAAATAAAGTTTGAATCTTTATTCCACTTTTCTGTTTCACACATCGTTTCTAGATGAACAGCTTTTAATTGACAATCGTAAAAAATATTATATAATTCCATTTTTAAAATTTTTTATTTTTAATTTAATTTTTGTACTTCAGATTTTATATAAAAGAAAGCCGTGGCGAGTTCGACCAGGATCAGCAAAACTATCAATCCATACCGGACCGGATTTTGTTCTATAAATTTTAATTCAAATAAGGCACTGGTGAGCAATGCCAACACGAATGTTGATAGTATTATCAGGATGATTTTCATATTATTTTTTTTTGTTTTGGTGCCAGTTAGCGTTTTTGAAAACATTAAAATCACTGTATCGATATTCGCCAAAGAGTTCGAAATACAAATCATTGACCGCATCAAAGGCCGCGTGATTTGTTTTGTAGTTTTTACATTCGGCAAAATAGTATTCAAAGAAACCTTGCCGCCGCGCCAGTTGTCGCATAATCTTGTTTTCGTTCAGTAATTGGTCTAAATCAGTGATTTTGGGGGATTCAATTTGATTCATAAGATGTTTTTTTTATTAAATTAATGTTATGTAAAGGTTGTTATTTATTTTTAATCTAAAACGTGATAATTATCAATAATTTAAAGCCCGAAATTAATTTTTATAATCCTTACGGCTTTCCTCATTTTGATGTTTTTTTTTTAAATATAAAATTCAGCTTCATCCATAGGTTTACTATATTTTGATTGTTCTTCTTTAGGCGATAGCGATCCACCCAAAGCCATAATTGCGGCAATAATTCCATCAATACGCTTGCCGTTCGCGTGTGATTTTCCTTTCGATATTCTTATATTTTCATTGTGATCTTCGATGGTCACACAGCCTGAAAGCATCCATTCCATTACCGGATTGCCATCGTGTTTGATTTTGCCATCGTAACACAATTTTTCGAAAACCTTTGTTGGATGTGAATAGGTGGTGATGGTTTGCGAAAACTTTGAAACATCATATCCTTCTTCAACCAAGTGATTTGTGATGGAATTTGAGTTCCAGGAATCGACTTCAATCCGGTTGATGTTTAATATTGGATAATATTTTCGAATGTAATCTTCAATCACATCATAATCGACCGTGTTTCCTGGTGTTGAATGTAGGAAACCCGCATTTTTCCAATACCTGTATGGAACCTGATCTTCTTTGGACCGTTTTTCGATGGTATCTTCAGGACAAAAAAGAAACGGTTTCAAATATCGGATTCCTTCATCATCGGGTTCCGATAAAACCACGAAGGCGGTGATGTCAGTGGTAGTAGATAAATCTAATCCGGAATACGAACCAAATTTCAAAAATTTATCAAAATCAACGGCCAAACGTGGTTTGCTTTTGTCCTGGTTAAAATTAATGTCATTTTGTTTCCAAATTTCAGAAGGAATCCAAACATTAGCACCATCCACCCACATATTCAAAGACTTTGTTTTGAAATTGGGTATTTTTGAAGGTTGATTTACAGCTTTTATGTACTCACGGCGCATAAAATCGAGCAATGTGGTGTTGTATTCCATATTTGGATTCGCTTTTATCCAGTTGGATTCATCTTCCCAATCGTCATTTTCATCCATTTGATGGATCATTATCAGCGTGTGATTGTCTTTATTCAGGCCCAAAAGGATGTCTTTATATGAATCTTCAGCTAATTTACACGATGATTTCAGGTTGAAACCAGCCGTTGTGATGATATACACCAAAGGATTGTCCCTGGCACCCATCGCAGATTCAAGAACTTCACGAACGGAATCATCTTTATGTGCGTGGTATTCGTCAATTAAAGCCACTGAAGGATTCAAACCATCTAATGTCTTACTATCACCACCCAAAAACCGAAACACCCCGGATGTGTGCGAAAAACGGATTTCGCGTTGCGTATTACGGAAACCCAATGTGCGCAACAGCAACGATTTATCGACAAAGGAATACGCTTGTTCCCAAAGCGTTTTAGCTTGTGCTTCTTTTGTGGCACCTACATAAATTTCAGGACCTTCTTCACCATCTAACGCTTGACAATACAAACCCAATCCTGAAAGCTGTGTTGTTTTGCCGTTTTTTCGCGCTACGGCTTCATAAATGAAATTGATACGGCGCAATTTTGTTTCGGTGTTTATCCAGGCGAATATGTTGTAAATTGTAAATTGTTGGTATGGCGATAATACGAATGGAAGCTTCAGTTTTGCCAAAGGTCCTTTTGTATGTGTTAAAAATTTAGGAAAAAAATCAATAGCAAACATTCCCTGGCGATGATCTAATTCGTAGCCATCAACTTCGGCGGTTTCAATCCAATCGAAGAAACGTTGTGCTGCCAGTTGGATCCATTTTCCGGTGATTATCTTGCCGGATAAAACATCAGTGGCGTATTGAAAAGGAATGGAATTGACTTGATCTTGTGTTGGTTTCATTTGACATTTAGTGTGTAAATATGATTCTTTATTTTTTCTTAAAATATGATATAAGTCATATATGCGTTATTTTGTTTTAAAATACTGTTGCAATTTTGTTGTGTGAACAATAAAAGCGAAAAGCGGTTTATAAAATCAGTAGGCGAAAAACTTCGAGCCAAAAGACTGTCGAAAAACATTTCGCAAGTTTTGCTTTCTTACGATGCTAATATTCCTGTGAGCCAAATCGGAAGGATTGAACGTGGTGAAATAAATACCACCATCGGAACGCTTTTTAAAATTTGTACTGCATTAGAAATTAATTTTAAAGAACTGATTGAATAATTTTTAAAGGTTATCATTTTATTTTTAATTTCTTTACGGTTTCCCTCATTTTATGATTTTTTATAATGAATTCATTTTTGATTCTACAATTACACATTTATTTTCTAAATAATAATTAATCACCTTACTGATATAATTCAAGGGCAGGTGGATTGTTTTTTGAATTTCAGTCATTGAATTATTGTTTTGCGAAAGAAACATTTCAATAATCTTTATGTTTTCCGGTTGAAACCTACTCACGGAATCTTTGCGTTGTTTTCTAGTTTCTGAATAATCTTTAATTTTCTGAATCTGAACTTCAGTCCAAAAAAAGGTTTGGTTTTGCTTTATTGGTTCCAGGGATAAAATTTCGGCACGATTCAAGACTTTCAAATAATGAAAACCCAGTGTTGAAGCTGCTGATTTTGTTGAATGTAGTGTGGAATTCATAATTTAAAATAATTCAATTGTGTACTTATTTTTTTTTAACGTGGGTTAAGCGAAATACTCCTTGCAGTCGTACTATCGCCTAGCCGTTCGTTATGCGCAAATTATTTGAATGACTTATCATACCTTATCAGGTATAATCAAAGTTAATGAATGATATATCATACCCCTTCAGGTATAAACCACACATAAGGTTACACGTCAATTCACTTTAGATTGCATCAATTCAGCAAATAGCGAAATTTGATTTGGATCGTTGGTTTCCTTCAGGTCCTTTTCGGATTTAGGATCAAGGCCAAAAAGCTTGAAGCATTTCATCAAAGTATCTTCGGCATTATTTTTTAATGTCAATTCCACAGATATGTTTTGCGCACCGGAATTAAATCTTTGTATATATCCTTTTCCTGGTTCAATTTTATTTTTGCGTTTTATTTCACGCAATGCAAATTCAAATTGCGCCATTGCTTCAGCATAAATTTCCAAGGCATTCAAAAACGTTTCCTTCAAGCGGTCGTTCTTCGCCAGGATATTTCCCATAAACGTGAAGTGCTTTTTTGCTTCATCAGTTAAATAAACCGGCGGCTTTGGTGCCTTCAATAAAGTATCTTTGCCTTTATTAATTGAAACAACTTTCATTTTTTCCATAATCTTTATATTTAACTAATTAACCCCCCCCTTCTAACTATCCAAAGAGTAAAATTTCAACTAAACAGCGATGTCGGTCCAGTTAGAACACTGGTGATTTTACCCCATACCCCTTGCTTCGCGTGATGATTTACTATTGTGACATTTTTCACATAAACTTTGTAAATTATTTA